GTCGCACTTCTCCCGCTACTTCAGTGAGTTCTCGGTCGATGACTACTTGGGTGATGACTCAGGTTCAACCTACCGCAACACGGTGGCCGCCTCGACGCAGCACGCCGAGGCGGTGGCCAGCGTCAACACAATCAGTCAGGCCGGCGGTCGAGACTCCGCCGCTGCGTCACAGGCGACCGCCGATCTGGTGCAGGACGCGCTTCTGGTGCAGGTCGCATTGATCATCAGTGAAATGCCCATCGCTTCGCAGCCAGTGTCACCGGGTGCAACGCCCGGCGTTGATCAGCAGGCAGTGCAGCCGATCGTAAGGCCAGAGGTCCCTGTGGCTGACGATGTGATCGAGCTGCGTGACAACCTCAATGAAGCCATCTTCGAAGCATCGCTGAAGGCTGACCCCGAGCACTACATGGCGCTCAACACCCTACGCCAGACCATCGTCAAGCACCTGACCGCTGTCGCAGAGTCCGGTGTGCGCCTGGTCGAAATCACGCCGGAGGAAACTTTGCCGGCTCTGGTGCTGGCTTACCGACGCTTCGGCGATGCCACCCGTGAATCCGAAGTGGTACAGCGCAATCGCCTCAGGCACCCGGGGTTCGTTCCGGCGCTGCCGATCAAAATAGCCCAGAGGTAACCCATGGAAGATATCAATGCTGTCGGCCTCACGGTTGACGGCCTGGATTACTCCGGCTGGAAATCCGTGGAGATCACCGCCGGCCTCGAGGATCAGGCCCGGTCTTTCAATCTCAGCATCACCTGGAAGTGGCCCGGGCAGCTCCAGCCGTTGCCGATCAAGCAGGGGGCGAAATGTCAGGTGCGGATCGGTGATGACCTGGTGCTGACTGGCTGGGTGTTCGCCACGCCGATCAGCTACGACGACAAGCAGATCACCACCAGCATCAGCGGCCGCTCACTGACCGCCGACCTGGTGGACTGCGCGGCGATCAACAAGCCGGGGCAGTGGAACAACCAGAGCGTGCTGGCCATCGTCAGCGCGTTGGCCCGTCCGTATGGGATCAAGGTGCGTAGCCAGATCCCGGAAGGCGCCAAGCTGTCGGATCACACCATTGAGCCGGGTGAAACGGCGTTCGAATCTATCGACCGGCTACTGACGCTGTTCCGGGTTTTCTCCACGGACGATGCCAAAGGCATGGCGGTGCTAGCCAAGCCCGGGAGCGAGGTACGGGCTTTTGATGCTCTGGAGGTTGGCAAGAACATCCTGACCGGTGACGCGCCGCTGGATTTCTCGGCGGTGTTTTCCGAATACCGAGTGCTTGGCCAAAAGAGCGGAACCGATGATGAGTTCGGTGAACAGGCGGCTGAAGTCTCGGCGGTGGTGACTGATCCGCGTATGGCGCGCAAGCGGGTGATGATCATCCAAGAGTCCGGCCAGATGACCAACGAGCTTGCTCAGGCCCGGGCGAACTGGGAGCGGGGCAGCCGGATGGGCAAGGCGCTCACGACCACCTACACCGTACAAGGTTGGCGGCAGTCAAACGGGGCGCTGTGGCGGCATAACTCGCTGGTGCGGGTCATCGATCCCGTAATCGGGTTCGAGCGCGTGATGCTCATTGCCCGGGTGACTTACACCCTATCCGAGTCCGGGATGATCACACGAATGGAGGTCGGTCCCCCGGATGGTTTCGAACCGGAGCCGCATGACCCGCACAAAAATCGCAAGCTCAAGAAGGGCGGCAAGAGCGACAACTTCGAATACCTCATACCCGCAGACTACGAGCCTAAAAAATGAGCCTGAAAAGTATGTTGGTGCGCGGCACCGTGGTGCTCGCCGCCGCTGGCCGGATGATGCAGACCCTGCAAGTGAGACTGACGGCCGGGGAACTGAAGGATAACGTCGAACACTTCGAAGCCTATGGTTTCACCAGTCACCCCAAGGCCGGCGCCGAAGTGCTGACGATGTTCCTCAATGGCGACCGGTCCCACGCTGTCGTGGTGGTTGCGGCTGATCGTCGGTACCGGATCAAGGAACTGAAGGAGGGGGAGGTAGCCATCTATACCGATGAGGGTGACCGGATCCACTTCAAGCGCGGTCGGATCATCGATATCGAAACCGACACGCTGAACATCAAGGCCGCTACCGCCGTGAACTTCGATACGCCTACGATCACCCAGACCGGCCGGATCGTCTCTCAGGGTGATCAAGTGGCCGCCGGCATCAGTCAGGTCGAACACGTACATACCAACGTCCAAGCCGGTAGCGGCAACAGCGGGCCTCCCGCAGCGGGGGGCTAATGAATCTTTCTGATGATCGCGAAGCCGCCCTGACGCGAGCGGTATTGATCAGCCTGTTCACTTGGCGGCGTGGCTTCGAGGATGACCCGGTAGACGATGATGAGCGGTACGGATGGTGGGGCGACAGCTACCCGACGATTACGGATGACCGCATCGGGTCGAGGCTTTGGCTGCTGCGCCGCGTGAAGCTGACCGATGCCACCCAGCGTGACGCGGAGTTCTATGCCGACGAGGCGTTGAGCTGGCTTCTGGATGACGGCGAGGTGATCAGGATCGAGATCAGCAGCGAAAAACTCGACATCAACCGGTTGAACCTGAATGTCATCTTGACCGTTCTGGGTGGTGCTCGGTTGGAAATCAAACCCCTTTCTTCCTGGCAGGTGATCTATGCCGTTTGAAACTCCGTCGTTACCGGTGCTGATCAGTCGGACCCAGGCTGACCTGGCCAATGATTCGCTCAGACGGTCTGATGCTCAGGTACTTTCACGCGCGACCAGCGGCACGGCTTATGGCTTATACGGTTACCTCGACTGGATCGCCGACCAGATCCTGCCAGACAAGGCTGATGAAGAAACGCTGGAGCGCATTGCAGCACTGCGCTTGAACCAGCCACGTAATGCAGCCCAGCCTGCTGAGGGCAGTGTGACCTTCAGCGCTGCAGCGGGTGCCGTTCTGGATGTTGATGTGGTTCTGCAAGCCGGTGACGGGCGCATGTACCGAGTAACCACTGGTGTCACCACCGTAGCAGGCTCCAACACAACGACGATTGAAGCTGTCGATGCTGGTGCTCTGGGTAATGCCGACGCAGGGTTGGCGTTGTCATTAGTGCAGCCAGTGCCGGGTATAACTAATGCCTTCACCGTAACTGCCCCTGGACTTGCTGGTGGCATTGCGAGGGAGAGTGTCGAGTCGCTCCGATCGCGGGTGATTCGCTCCTATCGGGTCATCCCTCATGGTGGGTCAGCCGACGATTACGAGACCTGGGCACTGGAGTTCCCCGGCGTCACACGTGCTTGGTGTCGTGGTGGTTACATGGGGCCCGGCACCGTGGGTTTGTTTGTGATGCGTGATAACGATCCAGAGCCGGTACCGAACCCCGCGCAGTTGCTGGAGATCAAGGGCTATATCGAGCCGCTTCGGCCTGTAACCGCAGAGCTGTATTTGCTCGCCCCCACAGAGAAGCCGGTGCACTACAGCATTCACCCGGTACCCGACACAAGCGCAGTACGCGCCGCGATCGCTGCCAACCTGATCGACCTGCACGAACGTGAGGCCGGGCTGGGCGACAAGCTCCTGATCAGCCACATCCGTGAAGCCATCAGTGGGGCCGCTGGTGAAACCGATCATTCTCTGACAGTGCCTGCTGCGGATGTCATCGCCGCATCCAATGAGTTACTGACCTTCGGAGGTATCACATGGCTGTAGCGCGAACCGCAGATCAGTACCACCGTCAGTTGCGCGGCCTTCTGCCGTCAGGTCCAGCATGGGACCCGCAACTAGTGCCAGAGATTGAGCTGGTGCTGACCGGCGTGGCCGTCGAGTTCTCGCGGCTGGATGCCCGGGCTGTCGACTTGCTGAACGAGATGGACCCGGCCGGCGTCAGTGAACTGGTACCGGACTGGGAGTCAGTCATGAACCTGCCGGATCCGTGCCTTGGGCCCAACCCAGCATTCGAGGATCGTCGTCTTGCGGTTCGTCGGCGGTTGGTCGAAGTCGGAGGACAGAGCAGGGGGTACTTCATCGAGATCGCTGTGAGCCAGGGTTACCCCGGTGCAACGATCACCGAGCATCGAGCGCCCCGTATGGGGCGTTCTCGTTTTGGGGCGGCGCACTTCGGTACCTGGCACGCGCAGTTTATGTGGACGCTCAACACGGGCGGCCGGCAGCGGCAGGGCAGACGCTTCGGTGTCAGCTACTGGGGAGAGCGGTTCGGTGCCAACCCGGGTGATCCGCTCGAGTGTTCAATACGGCGCCCGGCGCCGGCGCACACCGTAGTGCACATCAATTACGACTGAGAGGTAAGAACGTGGATTATCCGAAAAGTGTGCCAAGCGTGGGCTTGGTGGACGGCAAGTTTGTCGACGAGAATCCGCTGACCGGGACGCCTGGGTCTTTGATCCCATCTGCCTGGGGGAACTCGGTTACAGATGAGGTCCTCAATGTCATTCAGGCTGCCGGGCTTGCCCCGGCTGAAGCGGATCTGACCCAGTTGTTGCAGGCAATCCGAGTCATCGGCCAGTTAGGCTCCGGTGGTTATGGAGCTGACACCGGTGTGGCAAACGCTTATCTGGTCGCCTATGCGCCTGCCGTCGCGGCCGTCGATGAAAAGCTTGTGCTCCGGTTCAAAGCGAAAACCGCAAACACCGGCGCCAGCACCTTTGCGCCCAATGGATTAGCGCCCGGTCCCTTGCTCGGGCCGTCTCATCTTCCGCTTCAGGGCGGGGAGATCGTTGCAAATGGGCTGTGCACCGTCAGGTATTCGGTCGCTCTGGCCGCGTGGATCCTTGTTTCATCCTCGGGTGGCGGCTTGCAAGTGCCCAACGGTACCAAAAGTCACCACGCTGTTGCGTTGGGTCAGACCGCTACCGAGTCGGCGGCAGGTGTTACGCAGTTTGCAAGTCCGGCCGAAATTCTCGCCGGGGCGATTTCAGACAAAGCTGTTTCTCCGCTCGGGTTATTGGCCACCTTTATCGGGGCCGGCGGCGCTGCGAATAACGATTACATCAAGATCCCTTTCCGGGACAAAACCACTGGCGTGCGCCGCGAGTTGATCATTCAGTGG